TCTTCAATATCAGCTTTCACTTGATCTTCAGATTCGTAAACAGTCCCCGTTACTTTATTTTTTATAGTAATTTCTGTTGGGCAATTAATAATTGGAACTTCTTTACCATCTATAATTTGATAACCAATAATTTTTTGTTCTTCTAATTTCATAATTTAAATATATATCTTAGGCTCTTCCTTGTCCAACATATTCTTTTTTATGTGGCTTTTTAACATTTTTTTTCTTACTGTGTCTACCTGGTCTTTTTTTATTAGTCTGTTTTATAAACTGACCATTTCCTATATTTATTTTTCTAGCCATTTTCTTGTGATCTATTTATCAAAGCATATGAAATTTGTCCAGAAATTTTATCTGCAGCTTCCGCTTGAACCAATAAATAATCTCCTTCTTCTAATACCAACGCATTGTGAACAGCATTATCATGAGAGTTAGCTAAAACATCGGTGTGATAGAATTTATAAGTAGTTGATGCAGAAACATCACGAAAATAAAAGTCTACTACCTTTGCACTATTATCATCATTTGCTACAGAGATTTCTTTTATAATTGCTCTAGATTGATTATCAATAACTAACACGGTTGTTAAATTACTTGTAGTTAAATTATATCCTTGATTTTTATATTGTATTGTCATTTTATTCTGTTGGTCCGCTAAATATAAACCAAGAAAATACTTCTAACTCATCTTTAAGATCTTTTTGAAAAGAAGTATTTAATTGAGTTTTAATAGTTTCTAAAGATTGTAAAATTTGTCTTTGGTTGTCCGGAGAATATACATCCGTTGGTTCTGGTATTGAAGCTGTTATTTTAGCCATTATCTTCTTCCATCTGGGTATACATCTATTCTAAATAAGCCGTAGCGCCAAGTTTCATTTACAGCATCATTTTCTATTTTAATACTCATTAACCTATTTCTTGCCCTTGTGTCAATCTTTTCGGTGCTTGAGTTAATGGTAAAGGGACCTAATTGAGAACTAACCGCAGTGTCTGCTGGATAATCTCTTAAAAACAAAGTAACTTTTGCATTACCTTCTAATACTTTAAAATCAGGAACGAATCTTTTCACTCTCATAATATATTCACCATCTCCATCTATATCTAAATCAAAATCACCTGATCTTATAAAAGCTGAAATAGCGGTATCGTTTCCATAGAAATCACTTTGATTAGTTCCAACTTCGTGTTCATAATAATCGGTTCCGCCAAAAGTATTTGTAACTCCATTAATTATAGGAAAGTTTGGTGTAGCTGTTGTTAAATATTGTGTAGCATATGGAACATCATAAACGACTGCATCTTCATAAGTTGATCTTGCAAGAGACATTGTTGTCCAAACTTGTTCATTGTAATTATAAACAACAGACCTATTTATTTGTGCAGAAGTATTTGTTGGATAGAACCAGATAACTTCGTTAAATAAACTATTATGAGAAGCATACACTATTCCTCCAGCAGCATAGTTAATTCCAGGATTTCCTCCTTTTGTTGTAAATACAAAGTCTTCTACTAAAGAAGGCAACTGTTTAACTGTTCCATCGTAAACAAAGAATCCTCCTCCATATCCCATCCAGAAAACTGCTCCTTGTATATAAACAATAGCATGCTGACCAATACAACCGCAGTTTGTACCTACTTGTTGTAAACTGAATGTAAATGGAGAACCAACAAATTTAATAACATATGCAGCAGCATCTGTTAAAACAAGAATATAATCCTTTCCTTGTATGGCTCCTATAATTGTATTTCCAGTATCTAATCTAAATGATCCTGCTGTATTAGTTGAAGTTGGAGCATAAGTATTAAAATCTTCTTGATTAGAAAACCTTATTAACATTGGATCTTGTGTTGTTGGACTTCCTATAGTTTCTTCAGTTCCTAAATGAAATACGTGTCTATCTCTATCTGAAACTATTGTCATAATAGAAGCTGTAGGTGCTCCAGACATTACAACTGCTCTAGTTTCAAAAGGAGTTACGGCAGAGGGATCCCAAGTATATGTTTTACCATTACCAATGGTTGCTATTAATATTTGACCGTAGTTATCTAAAGACCATGTACCAGCAGCCAGTTTTAATGTTGTTGCGGAACTAGCATCTCCCCAACCTATAAATGAAGTAGCATCATAAACAGTTGTGCCATTAGTATGTGAAACAGCTGTTGTTCCTTCAGCTCCTCTTACGCAACCTAATAAATCATTCCCTACAATTGAAGTATAAGAAATTAATTCATTGTCTATTTTAACGAGTCCAGTAGCTGGAAAACCGGTTACTGAAGTTAAAGTAACGTCTGTTTCGGATGAATCTAGTGTTTCATTTAAAGTGGTAAAAACATCATTAACTGTTCCACCGTATGTTCCTGTTCCCCAACCAAATCCATATGTTTGAAAAGGATTACCTATATTAACATAAGGACTAACTGTCACTGTTCCCTGAGCCGTCATTCCTGAACCAGCTTCTTGCGCTGGCATTGTTATTGTAAATGTATTAGGAGTAGGTACAGTAATTATTTCAAATACATTTGTTGTAAAATTAGCGTTTGTGAAAGTAGTAACCCCGCCTCCTGGTAAAGATACAGAAGTGAATTTAAAATAATCACCAACTTTTAAACCATGTAAAGCTTTATTAACAGTAACTGTTGCAGATCCTGTTGTTGAAGTGAGAGTACAAGATGTTAGAGCTGTGTCAAAAGGAGTAATATCATAAAAAGCTCCTTCATAATAAACAACTAATAATTTACTAGTTCCAATAGCTGCATATTTTTGACCTTGTAAATCTGTCCAAGTTAATTGATCTCTTGCAGGTCCAGCTAAGGTATTATCTACAAGCTCTTGCCAACCGCCTATTTTCTCAGGGTTACCATAACGAAAGCGTACAAAATCTCCGTCTATCCATTGACTTTCAGCAGCTGTTGCTGTGTCTTGTTTATTAAATCCGGCTTTAATTGGTATCTTTTTTAATGGCATAAGAAATCTCTATACCACCAAATCTGTTGATTTACACTACTTTAGTGAATGGTGGTAATCCTAACAAAGGTCTTTTATCATATAAATTGGAATCTGCAAACTGTCCATTTACATGGTTATAATGCAAGAAAACTTGAGCACAAATGTTACCTGTGAATTCTTCTCTCCAATGTTCTAACTCGCAACCAGAATAAACTAACATATCACCTGGTTCTAGATCTACTCTTATGCCTTTTGGTGCATCTGGTTTCATTATATTCTTATATTCATCAATTACATTATTACTTCCTGTTGTATCTAAATAGATAGCCCAAGGATCTCCACCTAGATTTAATGTAGTAGATATCTCACAAGATGGTCTATCTTTATGTCTTTTTAAAATAGAACCTTTCTCGTACACGCGCGCGTACGAGTACGTAGGTATTAAATTTAAATTAGTTTGTTGTTTCATTATTGGCATTACTTTCATTAATAATGTTTCCATAACAAAATCTGCATAATGAGAATATACATTTGGAACTTGTTGATCTTTCCACGTTCCTAGCATCCCGTTCTCCGCTACTATATTATTTGTGTATAGATAATTAACAGCATCACGTTTGAGTAGAAAATAGTTAAATACAAAATTAGCAAGATCGTATGGTATTGCTTTTTTAATGACTTGATATTTATTCTGTTGAAAGCTCATGCTTGCATACCTGCTTGTAAAAAATTAAAGGATACTGATATTCTTATATCATCAGATTCATTTGGATCAACACAGTGATTTAACCATGATGGAAACATAATTAATCTTCCTGCAATTGGTTTATAATGAACTTCTCTCCAAAGATAAGATGGAAGTTGACCTTCTTTTCTTTTTGGATGAGTCATAGCTGCAACTGATTTTGGATCTTCACATTTTAAATGTCCACAATTTTCTGGAGTTTTAATATAATAAACTCCTGACCATAATGAATTAGGATGCATATGTGGTCTATTAAAACCACCTTTGTAATTAATATTTGCCCACATATTACCTAGAAATGGTTCGTTATCTAATAACTCTTCTTTATAAATATGAAATTGTGCTTTAAATAATAAATCAACTAATTCTCTATATTCTGGAAGTGTATGCATATTTGTTTCACTATGCCATCCATTCATATTAGTTTTTTGAAGACCTTTATCTTTTTTAGACCATTCAATAATATGATGTTCTAAATGTTTATTTAATTGTGGTGTTCCAACATCAGCAACATAGATTGGAGTTGCAAAGAATAATTCTCTATTCATCATTTAAATGGTGTCCCACCAAACCACATGACAAGTGATTTTCTTACGCCTTTTGTAATGGGTATAACTCTGTGTCTAATATAGCTTGCAAAGAAAATAGCTTGACCTTGTTTAGGTCTTGCAATCTTTCCATCTGACATAAGCTCAAGTCCACCACCTTCAAATTCTGATTCATGAGATAATAAACATGTCATAGATATTTTACGTACTGGTGGTTCATTTTGACAATTAACATCTGAATCTATATGCCAATCATAAAATCCACCTGCTGGATATTCTGTATACTGTGCGGGTTCTGTAATTTGCATTCCTTCAAATCCAAAATGATTACCATTAGTTTGCTGCATTACTCTCTCAATAGTTTTATACATTTCAGGTAATTTATTAAATGGTATCCAACTAATATGTGAAGTTCTAACTTTTGTATCTACAACACCACCTTTACCTCCTCCAACCTGTCCACTTTCTTTTGGTTCAGATTGACCTGCATTTATAATTAATTGACATTGTTCTGGTGTAAATAATGGAGTTGTTGTTTCTACAATCAACGACTTCCAACGTGGTTCTGTTATTATCATTGTGCTCCTCTGTTAGCTATTGGATCATAAAGAACATCACAATTTGCAGCTAATGTTCTTCTTGTGTCATTTGTTCCATTGAATGGATATACACAATGTCTCATATCATATGGAAATACATAAAAATCTCGTAGTTCCATTGGTGGTTGATAATCTACTTTTGCAAACTGACCATTAGTTGCACCTAATATTTGTAGCTTTCCATTTTGTGGAGCTTGTTCTGCAGAATATTCAACACCATAAGTATTTGGTAATTTTAAAATCATAACTGAAGATAGTCCTGTGAACAAATTGCCCTGATGTACGTGCACAGGATTAAATTCGTGGGCTTTCATTTCGTTTACCCAGATTGAATTAAGATGAGTTTGATATTTTCTAATATGATTAAATTCTAAATAATGATGAAACATTTCCATGAACCATTGTTTAACATTTAATGGTAAATGATCATGTCTTTTCATTTTAGACTCATCATCCCCATTATAAAATAAAGAATGTTCATTTTTTATTTTACCAACTAATTGTTTATTAGCAGGAAATAATTGATTAAATTTTTGTTCATACGTTTGATTGATTGCATGAAATATATCTAAAGGCGTTTCGTAACGCATGACACACTGACCTAAAAATGTGAAATTAAATTTCATAATCCCATTTCTTTTCTAATCTTTGTTGCAGATATTTCTTGTATTTCT